TGAATCAGACAAAAGATATCTTTATTGATGAAACCATCATAACGGCAGTGCCATCTGGATACAGCGGGTACTCAGGATGGTCGGGGTATTCGTGCTACTCGGAGAAAGTTTGATGGGTAGACCAGTAGGTTCTAAACCTGATTCTAAGACTAAAGTGATGTGTGCATTTTGTGGTAAAGAAAAAGATGTTTGGACTAAGGGATATGATCCTAATAAGAAATACTTTTGTTCATATGAACATAAAGCATTATTTCATAAAGGTAAAACATATGATGAGCGATATGGTACTGATAAGGCTGTTGAGGTTAAAAAGAATTTAACACTTGGACATCAAAACAGGGATCCAGAAAGCTATACGAGGCAGGGTAAAACATTAAGTAAGAGTAGAAAAGAACAAGGAGGTTTGAATCACGATCCAACTTGTAAATGTTTTATTTGTAAAGCTAAAAGAGGGGAGTTTAAGGGTGAGAATAATTCATTTTTTGGTAAAAAACACTCACCTGAGATTCGTAAGCAGATAGGGCAAAAGATTCACCAGAAATACGTTGATGGGACACACGCTTTAAATGACCCCATCAAACAACAAGCAAGAGTTGCTGCTTCGACTATAGCTTTAATGAAACGTCCAACCTCTTATGAGGGTAAGGTTCAGAAGATAATTGATGAGTATAGCTTACCTTATAGATATACAGGTGATGGGACTTTTTGGATGACTTCTTATGGTAAGCATATAAACCCAGATTTTATTAGCACTGATCATAGAAGAGTAGCACTTGAGCCTTACAACAGTTATCACAAAATATCTACTTTTGGAAGTGTTGAGAATTATAGGGTAGAACGCGCCAGACTATTTAACCATCTTGGGTGGAAAGTAGTTTTCTTAGATGAGAAGGACTTAATGAGGTTGGATTGGAAAGAATTTTGTTTAGCTAAAATAACAAAGGAGGAAACACCATGAGTATTTTTTATGTTTCACCGGGCGTTGACATTATAAGCGCCATCAGAAGGTAACTTCTGATGCAAACTCCGAATATGCTGGAAAATCCTGTATCAACAGGACAATCAGCAGGGATAGGCCGAAAGGCAAGCCCTCAGAGACTACCAAGGAGCATCCGTCACAGGATGGTGGTATAGTCCGAGCTATGCAGTAATGCATAGAGACTGACAGAAATGCTCAGTCCTTACGAAAGTAAGTAACAAATCTGTTATACAAATGAGATAAACTTAAGCCAGCTGGTTCCTACAATTGCTACGACCTCAGCGGGTATTACGTTTTTTTCAACGAAGGGTACTCCGAACGTTGTCCAGCTAATGACAAGTTCCCAACAGTTTCTTGCGGAGTATGGTAACCCCGTATTGGGAAATCCTGGTCACTATTCGGCATTGGCTTATTTGCAGAATGGTAACCAGCTTTACTGTTGCAGGGTTATGAGTGGTGCGCTATATGGTGGATTAAGCATCTCTTACAGTGCTGGGACAAATGCTCCTATGCCCGTTGGGGAGGCTACCAATAATTTCGTATACACTTCGGGACAGGACAGCCTGTTCCAGATTTATGGAGCTAATCCAGGTTCGTGGAATAATAACTTGGCAATTGCCATTATCAAGTCCACGACCATAGACCCAACGCTAAACGCTAACGCCTTTGACATTATTGTGTATCAGCTTATTAACGGAACATACACCCAGGTCGAGGAGTGGACTGTATCGCGTCAGACGCAACTTAATGGGAATGGTCAGCAGCAGTATCTTGAGACTGTTATCAATGGTTTCAGCCAGTATATTTCTGTTGCTGATAGTAGCGTTATCAGCACTACTATGCCAAATGTAAACGTGAGCCCTGGTTCAGTAGCTACTGTCCAAATCAATGGACAGAGTGTGTACCTATTTGCTCTTCAAAATGGCAACGACGGTACTAACCTCATAACACAATACAACTCAGGCAGTGACGCCGCTATCTTCATCAATGGGTGGAGTCTTTTTACTAACCCAGCAGATGTTGATGTTCGTATCCTCATTAACGCTGGATTCCCTCAGACTGATCCTGTGATATCAACCTATATAGCTTTGTCTGTGGCTCAGGCTAGAAAGGATTGTATAGCGATATTGGACATGGATCCAGCGCAGACAGCATCCACGTCAGCGATGATCAACTGGGTAACTAACACCCTGAACTTGAACACCACCTACGCGGCTATTTATGCCCCAATGGTTAAGGACTATGACTCGTTTAATGCTTCATTGGTGTACTTGCCAGGATCTGGGTACATAGCATCTCAGTTCGCCTATAACGACAATGTCGCAAATGTCTGGTACGCTCCGGCTGGTCTCAACCGTGGTGTGCTCAATGTTCTTGGAATTTGCAACCAGGATGGTATCAGAACAGTGTTTGCTCAGGGGGATAGAGATGCCTTGTACGCTGTGGCTATTAACCCTCTACAGGTGTTCCCAGGCTCTGGAAACGTCATTTGGGGACAGAAGACACTGACTCCACAACCATCCGCTTTGGATAGGGTAAACGTCCGAAGGTTACTCATTGTTATTGAGAAAGTTATGGCAGTATCTTTGCAGAGTTTCGTGTTCGAGCCAAATAACCAGTTCACACGTTTCAGGATAACGGCTATGCTTGAAACTTTCTTAGACACACTATCATCCGCGGGTGCATTCCAGACTGAGCTTGGTGACAAGGGTTATCTGGTTGTTTGTAACGATACAAACAACACTCCAGCTATCATCGACGACAATGAGCTTGTCGTAAACGTTTTCGTGAAGCCAAGCAAGGCTGCTGAGTTTATCCAGCTTAATGTTATCGTGACTAGTACCGGGGCGAGTTTCCAGGAATTGATCGCGCAGGGGACTTTACTGTAGTAGGATAATTTATGGCTTCTTATAAGAAAAATAGGACACATATAGAAATATTTGGTTTGGAGAGGGCGCAGGAGATAAATACTAAAATCTCTAAAACCCTTTCCAAACCAAGAGAGACTATTCAATGTCTTTTTTGTGCCGAGGACATTATTGTCAAGGTGTGTGGACGAAGAAAGAAATTCTGTGATCATACTTGTGCCTTAAAGTACCGGTGGAAATTCACAGATACTTCAATAACTAAGAAGAAGATAGGGCAAGCAAATAGTAAACCAAAAGTAATAAGAGTTTGTTTGGCTTGTCAGAAAACATATGAGACTTATCCTTGTAGGGAAGAGTCAAAGTTTTGTTCTCAGGAGTGCTGTGGGAAGTTCTATGCTGGTAGAGAGGCTTGGAATGATGGTTTAACTAAAGAAACAGATGAGAGGGTAAAGCAGTATGCAGAGACTTTAAGTATTGTTAATAAGGGACATTGGACAGGTTCAAAGAACCCTTGCTGGACTGGTGGATTAACCTTACCCTATGGACCAGAATTCAATGCTGACTTGAAAGATTCAGTTAGGCACAGAGACAGCTATGAGTGCCAGATTTGTAGTATGAGTGAGGAGGAGCATTTAATTGTTTGGGGGACTGAGTTAAATGTTCACCACATTGACTATGAAAAGCTTCATAACATTATGAGCAACCTCATTAGTCTCTGTAAGCAGTGTCACACGAGAACTAATCACAATAGGGATTACTGGAGAGAATTATTAACAAATAGAATGGTTACTTATTATAGCACGAAGATTGGATAGTTAGATCCTGCGATATCCTGCACTACAACACTGCTAGTACCTGCAACATAGTACCACATTCGAATATTACAGTTCCAAATGCACTAAGTACCTCCAGTAAGACTATGAGTATTTATAAAATCAAGGAGGGTAATTATGGCTTCAAATATTGGAATTGACACGCTGAAAGGCAATTTAACAAACCCAGCGCGTACGTTTATGTGGGATATCCTCGTTCCTGTTCCAATAGGAGATGGACTTACTACTACGTACCAGATAAGGGCGCAGTCTACTGTAATACCAGGCAGGTCTAATGATGCCATCGCAATACCATATAAGCAAACGGCTGGAGTGATGGTGGCAGGTAAGTTGGTTTATCCACACACCTGGACATGTACATTCATCGAAGGTGAAGATAAGTTGGTGTTTGATGCCATCTATTCCTGGCAACAGCTGATTGTTGATGACGTGTTCGGTGTTGGTGCAGGTGATCCATCTTACAAGACTGACGTGAACATGACATTACTGACCACTGCAGGTAACACCTTCATGAATATCAAGTTGAAGGGTGCATGGATACAGAGCATGGGAGATGTTGCCCTAGCTTATGCTGACAACGAGACAATTAAGTATTCTGTCACATTCGAGTATGACTACTGGTATGACGCAACCTAACTGAGGAAAAGATAATGTCATCAATGGATCAGACAGTAACGAAGCTGAGCACTGTACAGTTCCAAAGGAATTACCTTTGGGACGTACAGTTGCCTAGTGACATTCTTCAGGGGTACACAAGTCCAGATGATATAGAGCAACTGGTTCAGTCAGTACAGTTTGGTGATTACAGCATTGATTCTCCAGTAGTGATGAGAATTGGAACATATCAGGCGTTCTTTGCCAATATGCTCACAGTCAACAAAGTACAGATGAGTTTTCTTAAGACTGCGCCTGATATTGTGTCAGATTTCTTTACTGCTTGGAAACTTTTGATAGTGGATGCCAATGGGCTGTTTATGCCAAAGAATAGCTACCAGAGGAACATTTCCATAAGGTTCTTAGATCCATATGGTGAGGCCTTTGGGGTATACACCTTGATTGGGGCGTTCCCCACCAAGTTTCCACAATATACTGACTTGAGCTATGAGCAGAATTCGGTGACAAAAGTGAACATAGAGTTCACCGTGGACAAAATAAGATACGACAGTAACCCTTAATCTATGAGCAAACTAGAAGAATTCATAATGCATGTGAAGGAGGCCACGACTGGCAAGATTCCAGTTAAGAATTTCTCTGGCAAGATTCTTGGTTACATAGAGTACAAGCCCAATGGTGACCAGGAACTTAAGAATTACTCCGGGATGATTCTTGGGACGTTTAACGCAACTCGTAACATAACACAGAACTACAGTGGCACAATTTTAAACTATGGAAATACACTAACGATGTTGTTGAAAGACACAAAGTAGTACTTTTCTACTAAAAGAAAAAAGAAAAGGAGAATCAAATGAGTGATTATGTTTTTTTCAATGTGGAGTTACCTTCCAAGTGTCTCGCTTATCCTGGCGTGGACCCCACCAAGATCAAGATCAGAACCCTCAAAGGCGAGGATGAAAAGCTAATCTCAGAAATAAGTTCAGACAACTTCGATAAAAAATACAATATTGTATTGTCAAGGGTGCTTCAGGGAATAGATCCTTTGAAACTTACCTTAGGCGACAGGTTTTTCCTGGTGCTGTGGGAGAGTATCAATTCGTATTCAAAGGACTTTACTGTTGAGCACGAGTGTGAACACTGCTGGCAGAAGTCTTCCCACACTGTGGACCTTTCTAAGTTAGAGAAGATTGAATTGCCTGATGGATATAAAGAACCGTGTGAGATAAAACTTCCTAAGTCTGGGACTGATATCAAACTCAGGCTATTGACCGTGGGGGATCTGTTGGAGATTGACGCAGCGGAGAAGATGAATCAGAACACTTGGTTGTACAGAGCCGCATTGAGCATTGTAGCGGACAAGAAGCCATTGTCTGATAGGTTGGAATATATGGGTAGGTTAGACTCACAAGATGTTGAATACATTAGGGGATTCCAGGAAGCGTTCGAGCATGGTGTCAAAATGCGCACTGGATACACTTGCCCAAAGTGTGGAGGTGTTGGCGAGATGCCAGTACCCTTTCGATTTGAATTTCTTCTTCCGTATGGGGAAGTCCTTAAGAGACGTGTTGGAGATGCAATTCGATCTTATGTACTATCTCCACATGTCAATAAGTGATTATGACCACAACGATGCCAAGGATAACGATTGGCTGCACGGTAGGCTTTGTGAGCAGAAACGAAATGAAATAGGGATTAAGAAACCACCTATGAAAGGGTTCAGGTAGTCCAATAATGGCAGACATTAGCGTTTATAAGTCATATAGACCAACTCTTGATAAAGTTTACGGGATGTTCCACAAGCTAAACATCCAATATTCTGGAAAAGTGGCTGGTCTTGATATTGGGAGTGAGATTGAATTTACAAGAAAACTCCTTTCTGACATAGACACTATTATCAAGAAGGGTGGTGGGACTCCTTCAAGTGAAAAGTTTGTGATTGCACGAGTTCGCAGCTTGCATGAAACCTTGATAAATATTCATAAGGCTACAGCGAAAGACAAGGTATTGGGTGACAGGATACAGGAGTATGGCTTTGATGGGATATTAAAGGCACATAGGGACTTCCTGAAGGGTGCGCAAGGATCAGATGTTAATAGTAAGTACAAGCCCCTAGATTATTCTCCAGGTGTTAATTTATCTATTAAGTCATCTCTTATGTTGGGAATGGCACCATTAGGAGCGGCGATAGGAAGCATTGCTGGAGCCAGGAATTATTTTAAAGAGTTTGGGGATGACTTTAACCAAAGCGAGATTGGAAAGGGGATTAACAGTTCTAAATTTGGGAAAGGCGTGTCTAAGCATGTACCAACACTTGGAAAAATGGCTAATTGGGCTTTTGGCGATCCTTCTGGTCAATCTTCGAGTGCTGGGGGGACAACTTCAGGATCACCCTCTACTCCAACTCTTGGAGAAGTGTCTAATAAAGAAGAAACCACTTACGGTGCTACAAAAGGAAAGGGTGGTAAGTGGTGGGAAGCAGAAAGAGACGCTACAGGAAAGCTTGCAAAGGGTGGTATGGGTATGAAGGAAGTAGACCCTATCCAAGCTGGATTGATAAACTTCTTCTCGACATCCGCGTACCGTGCCAAATGGACTAAGGAACTCCTGGAAGCTGTTCAGGGAGGTGGTCCTAAGGCTGGTGGGGAAGAGGTAAAGAAGGAAGGTGGAGGGGGTATTTTCGGAGAGTTATCAAGTATTTTTAGTATGGCAAAGAGTATATTTGGAACACTCAGTAAAGTTGGTGGCAGTATTCTTGGTGGTTTGTCAAAGATTGGGGGAGTAGCTGGTAAGTTTCTTAATTCTGCGGTTGGTTCTGCTGGAGCAGGGGGAGTACTTGGCTCAGCA